CTCATTCGTAATGAGCAGGTCGCAGGTTCGAGTCCCGTCACAAGCTCCATAGAAATAACCGCTTAAGCGTATTGCTTAAGCGGTTTTCTTGCATTTTCAGTAATTATTATCAAATCTTGAATTTTACTGAAATGCGCTGAAATTTATTATAGTAGGGGTGTCAAAAGGGGTGTCAAGTTAGGAAGCTAACTATATATTAAACAAAAAATCCCCCGACAGAGCCTTTTTGCTCCGCCGGGGGGTAACTGTTTATTAAACCTTCTTTAAATTCTCCGCTCTTACCGCCGCAGTGACCTGCCCGCCCTGACCGATGACGATATAGTCCTCTCTGTCACCCGAGCCTGCCTGCATTACCTCGTACACATTCGTGTACACGAACAGTGCAAGCGAACCGCCGTTATACGTCTTAGCGCCGTAATTCACCTTGACCTTATCGCCTACAGCAAATTTCTGCGTTGTATCATTGTTTTCCGTGCTTTCCGCCTTGTACAGATTCTCTGTATAAAGCCAGCCGGTAGGCACAGAGCCGATGCCTATAAGCGTTTCCTTGCCGCTTGCCGACACCTGCTGAACGGTATAGATTGTATCATACACATAAGAATACGGCTCTACCCCGTTCGTAAACCTCGCACCACGCTTCACCTTCACGCTGTCGCCCTTTTTAAACAGATTCACGGGCTTATCGGGCTTTTCCGGCATATCACCGCAGTTTTCTTTGTACCATTTTGCCGTTATCGCAGGATAATCTACAAAGCAAATATCCCCGTCAACGTCATTTCCGCCGATGCTGTCAATGCCCCACTGCCACATTTTCTGCCCGTAGTCATACCTGCTCGGGTAGTCCGGACTTTCGGTCCAGTGTGCAAGCCATATATCACGCTTTCCTACAATACGTTCCTTCTGATAGTAGCTTTCAAGCCACGCAGGATTTGCATACACTCCCGACGGAAGCCCTGCCTTATTCAGCCTGTCGCAGAACTCAAGCGCCATATCGGTTCTTTCCTTGCTTGTGAGGTTGTCTATCTGACGCTGTTCCTCCATGTCGCAGAACACGGGATATGACGGTTTTTCGTCACCTATCGCCTTGACGCACGCATTTATCTGCCTGTCAAGCTCCGCCGTGTCTGTCGCCGTAACATACCAGTAACAGCCGAAATCTATTCCGAGTTTTCTGCACTGCTCGATATTGCGTCTGAAATAAGTGTCCTCGTCTGTGCGTATGCCGGCACGGATAATAACGTACTTCACGCCTGACTTGATGGCGGCATCAAAGTCAAACTTTTCTTGCGCCCTGCTGATGTCAATTCCTTTGATTTTTAACATATTACTTTTCCTCGCTTTCGCTTTTGTTTTTAATCTGTTCCATAATACTTGTAAGTTTCTTCGGCACCGGAAGCCCCAATGCAGCGGCATTCTCGATAATGCTGATACCCTCGTTTGCAATATAGAACAACATTACCGCCGACATTGCGGCGGGAGTTCCGCCGAGTATGTATGTATCGGAGATGTGGCCGACCGCAACAAATACCAGTATCAGAAACTTCTTTGCCAGACCTCTGAAACCGACTTCTGAAGATAATCGCTTTTCTATGACCGCCACAATCACACCTGTGATATAGTCCAGTGCCATAAACGCTATCAACGCCCAGAACAGCCCGTTCACCTCGCCGTACATAAAGCCTAAAACTGCCCCGACAGCACCTGCTATGCTGTCAATAATTATCTGTATCTTGCTCATTTTTTCGTCCTTTCTGCCTATTCGGCGCTGTTTGCTTCTTCTTTTCCCTGCTTTGCGAGTATTACGAGAGCTTCCTCACTATCGTCGGGAATCACCCTCGCTCCCTGCATAACTGCGTCCTCAGTTTCGATGCCACCGAGGACAAACGTTCCATCCGGAAATATCTGCATTTTCATCACCTACGCTCTCTTGTTTGTATACTTTATCATGAATGACAGGGTCTTTGCTCCTGTCACCGACATTGTTATATTGCCGTTTTCTATGTTGAGATGCTCAACGGAGCCGTCTACGCTCAGTACATCCCTGTCGTATGCCGTTGCAATTGTCAGCGTCAGCACTATTCGGTTTCTGATAGGATTCGTGTTGCTGTCATAGTACGGTTCGATTTCGACTTGATTGTACCCCTCACCGTAAGTTGCATACTCAAAGCTCTTTGACAGTGCCGAAGACACAGTGCCGTATATCACAAGATCGGTATCGCACATCCAAGCTCGCCACGTTTTGTCATCGCACCAGCGTGTATAAGAGCGTTTGCGGGTTACCGATGTGTACCGTTGCACCGTGTTAAATCCTGTCGCTGAGATGAATCTGACATTATCGACCGTAAGCTCAAACGGCTCATTTGCACTTACAGGGCGGTTTGTAATGTATTGAGCTGACGCCGATGTACAGAAATACCGTTTGCTCTTGCCTTTGTCATCGGCTATATTTAACATCAGCGTGTTCAAGTCTACCGTCTGACCTGTCAAGTCTGAAGCTTTAAGATAATCCTTACTGTCAAGCTCGGATACTGTAGCCGCACCGACTTCGGTAGCAGTATACGCAGGCTTATTCTCGGTTTTCGTCCATTCGGGCATATCCGTAATATCTGACATATTATGTGTATGATTCTTCTCTGCCGCCCCGACTTCTTCCGCTGTATACACAGGCTTGCTTTCGGCTTTTGCCCAGTCGGATATTTCGTCTGATTTCAGATACTCCGACAGATTCACCGAGATAACCCCGTCAGCCGTTACCGATATATTATCGCCTATCTTAACCCCGCCAAGCGTATCGGCATTCGCCAGCGGAAGTACATAGCCGACACCCCCGTCAGCCGTCAGCTTTCCGGATATATGCAGATTACCGCTGCGGTCAAGCACCAGAGCGTCGCTTCTCTGACCATCACTTCCGTTGCCTACAACAAGCCAGACACCGTCCGTTGTCTTGTTATAGTTGCCGAGTGCAAAGACCTCCCACCCTGCAATGGTATGGTTTCCCGATGCGTGCGAATGTTCGCCTGTAGCCATCGTGTAATACCCCTCAGCGTGTGAGTTACTGCCGCTTGCGATACAACCCGTATTTTCAGCGTGAGAACAATTTCCCGAAGCGGTCGTCTGCCACCCCTCGGCGTGTGTACGCATATTACTCGCAACCGTACTTTCCCCTTCAGCGTGGCTGTACGGTGCGCTCGCCGTAGTCATATACCCTTCGGCATGAGAATAGTACGCTGATGCAACATTATTTTCATAGTCGTTGAAGATCTCGCAGTTTTTATCTGTGTTGGTGAATTTTCCGACACCGCCGGCATTACCGGCAGTAATTTTGTTGTTTATGATTTTCTGCGTATTTCCTGCCGTTGCTTTGTTCAGCACATTAAGCACCTTTAGCTTTTTGTCGCCGCAGACATAGCTTTGCGTGTGCTTACCGTTTGCATACTCGTCTGTAATCTCGGTTATGACCGTTTCGTACTCCACTCCGTCAATGCGAATAGATACCTTCTGCGCAAGCTCAGGCTTGGCTTCGTCATCCATAAACAGCGGTTCTATCTCAAAGTCATCAGATACCACATATTCTTCCGCCGCTTTAAGTGCGTATCTGTCTATCTCGGCTACACTGTCGGTATCGACATCAAGCACAACCTCTTTACGCTTTACTCCGCTTGCGGTATCATTGGGACGTTTCACGCACTTTACCGTGACATCATCGCCGCTACCGACTACGGCATATATAGCGTTTTTGTATGCCGATGTTCCGTCCTTGCGTGTATAACTTTTTATGTTATACCTGCTCTCGTCTATGATGATAGTCGGCTTGTCCTCGCTTGATTCCATGTGCGGATTGTAGTTGTCGCCGTCCTCCGCATTGTCATCTATGATCAGCCGCATATCGTAAAAATGCGTCTTGCAGTTTTTCAGCAAATTAAAAATCGCCGTACTGACAGGCTCAAGACGTGTCATGTAGCGGTCATCCTGTATGCCTGTAAGCGGCGGGTCTGCGTTGATCTGATTTACAGGCATCGTTATGCCGAACATGCCGTATATCTGTCTGTCGCTGTCTGTAGCGTTTACGATGTTGTAGTTGACGATGTCCGAGATACACGAAAATGTCGTGCCACTTGTGACGTAATAGCCGTATGTTCCCTTGTCCTGTTCTTCTTTCGGAAAAAGCGTGACACGAAGTGCAAACAGATACTTCAGATCATATCCGGTGACGGTTATCTTATCGTCCTTCTTCTCAATGTCCGTAACGTAAAGAAACGTTCCTTTTACTATACGCTTTGTCGGGTCACTCGCTATATATGTCTGGCCAAGCTTTTCGCCGACTATCAGCATACGGTCCGGCTGTATACAGCCGGCTTCATCGGCATGTGTAGGTATTGTCATCTCGAAACTGCCGATGTCATATGCTCTGCGAGTGTACTTGAAGCTTTCAACATCGGATACGATGCCGACAAGATTCTGCGAGAATTTCGGCTTCTCAGCCGATAAAAAATTGTATACTCTAACTATCATCAGATACTCCTTACATAATCAAAACGCACAAGCTTTGCTTTTATCGTACCCGCTGTTGCATTATTCTTCACCGATAAAGTGTTAGTGCCTGGATATACATACTGAGACGTTGACTTTATCAGATCGATAAAAGAGCGCTGTACAGGCGGTATATACACCTTGCCGAGAAGTCCCCAGTCGATATTTACTGTTTCGCTTGTACTCAGATATTTTGTCAGTTGAAGTTCTCCGGTTATCGTTTTGCTACCCCGCTGTGGCTCTTTTCCGGTAATACTCATATAGCTGTATGGTATTGCTTTATCCTGACCGCTAAGCGTAATTATAGCTGAATGCGTGTCAGTGCCTGCCATGCTGACAGGTGCCGATATGTAAAGCATAGCAGGTATCTTTTCTTCTGTGCCGGCAGTGAAGCTGATATCCTGCGTTTTTCCTGCGGCGGCTGACACATCAACGTCTGTTGCTTTCACACGCCAGAACGGCACATACGACAGTATAGATATTTTCGCTGTACACAGCACTCCTACCTGCCGTTCTACCGCAGGAAGCTCACTGACAACGCCCTCGATCTGATACGTTTTGCCGGCGCTGTTCGTGTATTTCAACGTGCCTTCTACTCCTGCAGGAAAGTACCGCAGGAGCGTTCTGCGAAGCTCATACATCGTAGCCGGCTTTCCGTTGCGAGGAAGCAGAGCGATTTCTGCGGTGATAGTACGGACATTTGCTTTTGCGCCGTAAAATCCCGCACCGTCAAAGCCTACACGCTCGGAGCTGTCGTGCTTATATCCGAGCGCATTTCCCTCAAAGCTAAGCAGGTGAAGCGGTATGTATCCGTCTGCATCGGATGATGTGTTGACATCGTCTATCGTTACCGCCGTACCGAGAACGGTTAAAAATGTGATTTTCTCCATACTTTTCTCCTTATCTGATTACAATATCGTCCATCAGTGCGTCTTTGACCGCCTTTGTTATCTGAGCCATTGTCAGAGCCGTACCGATAAGGTTAACGTTTGCTGTGTTATTTCGTGTGTTGTCGTTATTGACAATGCTTTCAACGGTTTTCAAGCCGTCAGCCATAGCCGACATTATCTGCTGTACGGTTTTCAAGCTTTCGTTAATTGCGCTGATCTGATTGTTGTAGCTTTTCTGCTCGCTTTCATACTTTGCGGTTGCGGCGTCCTTACGAGCCTGTGCGTTTCTCTGCCACTCTTTTTCCGCTTTATCGTCGTACAGTCCCTGTAACTTTTTCTCCATCTGTTCACGGGAGAACTCGTCAAGCTGACCGTATTTCAGCTGCGCTTTAACTTCGTTTATCTGCTTTTCAAGGTCATTGTCCTCGTTCAAACGCTTGCGGGCTTCGATTTCATCGTCAATCGCTTTTATCGTAGCGTCACGAAGCTCTTTCTTTGCTTCAAGTTCACGCTTTATAAGGGCTATTTTCTTGTCTGCTTCAGTCTTATATGCTTCCGAAGCTTTCTTAAACTCATTATCAGAACTGCTTGACGATGAAGAGTTTCCGGTACCACTGAAACTGCCAGCTTCCATATAGTTATCGAAGTTATCATACATTGCCTTCAGTGCATCACGCTTGAGCTTATCGGTATTGCCCTCTATTTCGGCAGAGATAAGCAGCTTTGAGTATTTCGCCATACCTGCGGCATCATTTGCCTTAAAGGCTTCATCGTACTTTTTCTGATAATCGTCTGATTCGGCGATTTTAGCATCATACTCCGCTATCTGTGAAGCAAGCTTTGCCTTTGCAAGCTCCTTGTACGCTTCTGTGTTCAGCTTTATCTTGCCTGTTTCGTTGTCAAGGCTGATACACTGCGTATACCCTGCGTCTATCAGCTTCAGCATAGTGTCATAAGATATATTGCCGTTCTTCCCCTGCTCTGCGTAGGCGGAAGCCAGCTCATCAAGATTTTTTATGAGATCCGCTGTGCTATCGGTGAGTTCTTCGGTGGTTTTTATGTTGTTGTTTTTGGTTTCGGTGTTTTCTTCGGTTTCCTTTGATGATTTTTTAATTGAATCAGTTAATTCATCAACAGAAATTTTGGCTTTTTCTATTTTCTGTGCTTCATCTTCATACTTAATCCATAAATTGTTGTAATTTTTATAGGCTTCCGTTGCTTCAAGATTTGCTTCTTTAAGCCTTGTTACAACATCTTTATAATAATCGGCTCGCTGACGAGCGGTTCCAGTTACTTGATCGTACAAATTAGCATCGCCAAAAAGCGGATAGGTTTTATATGCTCCTCTGCCCGTACCTTCGTGATCTTTATGTGTGGCAATTGTTATTTTGCTCACGGCACTCATATCCTCGTCAGAATCTACACTGTGAACATCATCATAGTTTCGATTTGCGTCAGAGGACGCTAATTCATCGTAATACGATTGTGCTTTTGCTAATGCTAACTCTTTTTCCTGCCTTGTTGCTTCTTGCAGTTTTTCGATATTATCCTCATATTTTCCGTTTACGAGATCAAGCTTTTCAGCTGTAGTGCTGTATGTATCATTCAGCTGTTTCTGTAATGACTGGAGTTCCTCTGTTTTCTCTGCCGCTGTGCCTGTGTTATTACTAATGGCCTTATAACGTTCAAGCACATCTGATAGTTCATCTGCCTTGTCTTTCGCTCCGTTCGCCGAATCTTTCAATTCTTCAACGGACTGAGTAGCATTATTTGTAGTGGTTACAAGGGTTGCCACAGTTGCTATGACTGATAATATGGCTGCACCGATAAACGCATACTGATTTGCCGCGCCGACAGCATTAAAAGCCGCCTGCGCTGTGGTTGCCGCCTTTGTCGCAGTTGTAAAGCTCCTTATCGCTGAAACTGTTGCGCTTATAACATTACCTATTCCAATGCCGATTTTAAATGTACCGAGCGCCACAGCCCCTGCTATTATCACTTCCTTGAAGTCAAGCCCTACAGAGATAGCCTGCTTCAGAAAAGCAATAAGGTTTTTCAGCAGTACTCCTACTCCCTGCGCCCATCTGTCAAGCGTTCCGTCCTCCTCCCATTCCGCCAAGAGATCGGACGCTTCCTGCAGTGCCGACTTTACTTCTCCGAAAGCGCCCTCGCCCATTTTGCGGAAGAACTCGGAAACGTTATCCTGCAAGGTGCTAAGCATACCCTGCATAGTCTGCGACTGCTTTTCCATCATTCCCGCAAACTTACCGTTGCCTGTTGTAAGCCCAGTTATAGCCTTGTTCAGTGCGTCTATGCCGACCTCGCCCTTTGATACCATTTTTGAGAACTCTTCACCGGTCACGCCTATGCTTTCGGCAAGTGCTGTCTGAAGCGGTACACCTGCCTCCGCCATCTGCCTTAGTTCTTCACCTGTGACCTTACCCTTTGCAAGCATCTGACCGTAGGCGAGCGTTATTCTGTCCATTTTTTCGGCGTTACCGCTTGCAAGATCTCCGAGTTTTGTCATAGTGTCGATAAGATTGCTTTCGTCCACACCATAGCTCATTAGAAGCGAACCGCCGGAGATTACGTTTTCAAGCGTAAGCGGTGTCTTAGCGGCAAACTCACGCATCTTCTCTATCATTGCCGACGCTTTTGACGCAGAACCGAGCATAACCTCAAGAGATGTCGTGTACTGCTCCATTTCGGCATTCGAGCCTATCAGCAGATCCCACAGCTTTTTACCGCCATAAGCCGCAATAAAGCCGGTTATCAGCGTTTTCATCTTTTTCATCTCATCAGAAACACCACTGACACCTGCTTTTTGCTTCTTTAATTCGCTCGTGGTTTCTTTCAGTTCGGTTTTCAAGTCGATCTGTTCAGCTTTAAGTTGTGCGGCTCTGGTTCGAGCCTTGTCAATCTCCTTTTCAAGCTTCGACATCCGGGCTTTCTGTTCTTCTGTAGCTGTGCCGTTTTCTTTTTCGGCTGTTTTCAGCTGATCAAGCTCTTTTTCGTATTCCTTAGCTTTTTTATTTGTGTCTGCAATGGCTTGCTTATTGAGTTCAAGAGCTTTGTTAAGCTCGGTTATCTGTGCTTTTATCTCCTGCACGCCCTTGGAGAATTTCGTACTGTTTGCCCCAAAATTCGCAGTAAGTTCCTGTGCCATTATTTTTTACCTCCCTTTTCCCACAGTTCTTCTATTTCGTCACGGAAGCGGTTTTCCGCAAGCTCCGTGATTGCTTTCTTCTTTGATATAAGCGCCGCTCTGATGTGCGAGTATGACTGCACAGCGCCTATTTTTCTGCCGAGCTTATCCCTGCCGCCTTTTTTACGGCTCTTTTTACCCGGTCTGCCAAACTCGATAATCACGCTTTCAGGATGTGCTTTAATTGCGGCTGTGTCATACCCGGCTTTTACCTTGTACAGCTTGCCTGTTTTCGTTATCTGCTTTGACAACAGACCGCTGAGCTTTGTCGGAGAGCCGTCTTTGTTTGACCTGCCCTGCAGCATTCGCCGTTCTTCGTCTATCAGCTCATCACCGACTTCTTCAAGAATTTCGGGGATGATTTTGTTGTTCAGCTTGCTATCCATTTCGTTTACTACTTGAATGAGATCTTTAAGGTTCATTCCGGATAAATCAAGAGTAAATAAATCATCGGACATTTTATTGCTCCTTTCAGAAATTTGGGTATAAAAAATCCACCCTTTTCAGAGTGGATGATTTATTCAGTTTTGGGCAAATTACTGCACATTTATAAGCATTCTACTTTATCATCGCCTTCGGACGATTTTGCGCTTGCCCAACATCTGCCTAACGTCAACGCATTATGTATAGTAGCCGCAAGGGTAACTCCTTTACGAGTGTAGCCCATCAAGTTCCAGCAAAAATCATAAGATTTGCTCTCTATGCTGTCAAAATAAACAAATTTGCACGAGTTATTCTCTTTGTATGCATCAACCGCACTGATTATGTTTTTCCCAAAAAGTTCAATCATAGTTTTGCGTGGAATAACATCATCGCCCGTCATATTGATGCTGTACTTATCGAACAGTTCATCAATATCACAAGTGGTAAGTGCTTTTTTCTCACGATACTCCGGGAACGGATTTTTCGGCTTTAGCGGCACTATCTCAAAACAACCGGGCAACGCTATATGCTCACCAAGCATTTTTATTATCTTAGTAAAACCGCTTTTTGTAACAATAAAAAGCTGCGCCGACATTTTGGGAACGCTCGGATTCTCTGTTTTAAATGCTCTGAGTTCACCGTCTTTTAAAAGAAAGTAGTCCTTGTCTTTTATCGTCTGATGTATGCAACTGTTTATCACATAACGTTCTTTATGCGTAAAATAACACATATCCGCAGATGTCAGCACCGGCTCTCCCCTGTACGTTTTGTCGTAATAGTGATACTCTGCTGTTTCAAGTGTCAACTGCTCTGTGTCGGGCTGTTTAACATTTCCGCCGTGTACAGCTTTCGGTACAACGTCCTCAAACACCCACTTTTCAAATGCCATAGCAGACGGCAATTTACTGTGGCAGATAAGACGATAAACGTCAGCTTCGGGAATGAAACTGAGCTCTAACTGCTTACTTGGGGACTGTGGGTGAGGTATACGGCGTTTTACCGTACACCTGCAATGAGCTGATATAGCATCGTTCGGTCTTGCATAACCTAACGCCTTAGCTACATCGGAACCACACCAAAGAGTAGGTGTCCCACTTATCTGTCTTATTGTTCCAAACTGTTCATTTGTCTTTGCGGTAATGTTTTCCATAATAAACTTCCTTTCTAACTTGACAGGAAGGCTCTATCCGAGTATAATAGATTTCAGATAGAGCAATCTGTCTGTTTGGGTAACGGTAACGCTTTACTTCCTACTGTGCGGCGTTGCCGTTATTTTTTATCAATTTCAGCTTTAACCATTGCAATTCCTTTGTGGATAACCTCAGCTTTAGTTATTTCAAGCTTTTCAGAACATTCTTCAAGTGTTCTGTATGTGTCACTTGAAAGACGAATTTCAAACCGTTTATCCCTTTTATCCTGCGTTGGTCTGCCTTTTGGGGACATTGTCTTCACCTCTTTTCATTTGTCCGTACATATATAATAACATTTGTACGGACGTTTGTCAAGGCTTTTTTTGAATTTTTTTCGTTTGACACTTCCCGAAAAATATGCTATAATATATCTGCAATCTCTTTCGGGAGAATTGTTTTAAATGCTCGCTCGTCGTTCCAAGAAGAAGCGGGCATTTTCCTATTTAAGACCTTTTCTGATAAGTTGCTTTAGCTGTGTTGCAATGGGTTTATTTTCGTCTATCGCCGATAAAATATCACCATCTGTCCTTTTATTTAGCTTAATCACAACTCTGCGCACATTTTCAGCTTCATACTTTTCCTGTGCGGCGTATTTTGATTTCTTGCCGTTTTCGCTTATTTTAATCACACCCTTTCTTGACAGAAAGGAGCAAGCCGTGATATAATAATATAAGCAAGGCGGCGGCAAGTCCGCCGAGCTTATAGGATTTTGTGGAAGTTCTGCTTTACTTAAGCAGAGCTTCTATTTTTTTAAGTGCTTCGTCTTTGTCTTTGCTGTCTTTGATTATCTGGATTATCGCTTTAATCACAAGTCTTACAGTATCGTTCATTTCGTCCATTTGTTTCTCCTTTCTCGGCTTGCCCCGTTATTAGTGGCTTTCTATTTCCACTGTCATTATTATATCATAGGGTAACCCTATTGTCAAGAGGTTTTTAAAAAATTTTTTTTGCATAAGAAAAGCACACCCTCTCAGATGTGCTTAATCTTAAAGTTTTGTCCATACCGTTATTTCAATATTACAGCCATACGATGCGCCGTCACCGCCCGTTATTTTTGCGATAGTGCCTGTTATCGCACCGCCATTATCTACAATAGGCGCTAAATCAGCCGCCAGCTCAGCTCGCAAATATCCGATTTTTCTGCCGTTGCACTCTACCCTTATAGCATTGTCGTCATAAGGATTATCTGCTTCTCTGACAAAACACAAGGGTAAACCACTTTTTAATTTTGGCAATATAAGCTGTATGCCGTTGTGCGTTACGCCGGCTACTTTTGTAAAAAACGTGTCATATTCGGTCAGTCCGCTTGTAACATTTTCAAAAGTCTGCTTTTTCACTGCGTTATATTCTTCTTCGGTTATTGCGCCGTCATCAAGCAGTTTTTTGTACTTTGCTATCTCATCTGCCGCACTTATAGCCTGAGCGGGAGCGGCATTTTTGCTTTCATTGTCCGCAATCATAGCCGTAAACAAAGCACTGGCTTTTTCAGCACAATCCTTCATCGTGTTATATGTAAAAGAATCTGCTTTAGTTGCGGTGTTAATGAAGTTTATTCTTTCAAGTGTGCCGTCTTTCAGATACACATTGATATATAGTGCCGTAACAACAGTTACCCGTTTTGCTGTTGAAGCTCCTGCCACTGCTCCAACACCGCCGAATAGCAATCCACCGGCAACAGCCCTTGAAAATGCGCCTTTTCCTTTAACAGTGTTGTCATTTACAACAAGCTCATAGTCAATTACTTCGTTGAAGTTGCGAATTTTAGGCTCACCAAAATAGTTTTTTACCCACCAGACAGAATTATTTTTATCTACTTTAAGATCGCCCAATTCATCTGTGACTTTGTAACCACTTTCTTCAATATACTGTTTGTTTAATTTGCTACGTTTTATTAAGCGATAAAAGCAATAGACACCAGCCGCACATATAAGCAGCATAATCAAAATAAGTATACCATTCACGGTATTAGTTGCAGAATCAGTAGTCAACAATTTCAAATACATAAGTGACCTCTCTTTTTTGCATTAAATAAACATCGATATTGCCATTGTCAGCCCTACACATGCAGAAATCACAATAATCAAGCATATTACCGCTAAAAATCTGTAAATCCCCTGCAAATAGTATTTCTCGTTTCTGTCTGCATTCTTAGGTATTCCAATTTTACAAATGCCATAAAAAATGAAGGCACCTAACGCTATTCCTATAAGCACAGCCGAAAAAATCGGGGATAATGATGCACTGGACGCTGTCGCTGCCTGTCCACCCATAGTTAACAATTTCAAATACATAAGTATTTCCTCCTTTTCTGTCTACATTATACAGCAAGCGGAGAATATTGTCAATACTGTACAAACACGCCACAATCGCCGTTGAGTATCTCCTGCTGAAGCAGATACACCGCATTTATCAGCGACACCACCATATCGACCTTGCCGGCAGAGCGCTTTTTATTGACGTACTTGTTCAGGTTTGTGTCCTCTGTACAGCGTGCGTTGCTGAAATTTATTTCAAGCAGTTCATTCTTTGCGAAAACGACATTTCCCGTGAGTATCTGCTCCTTGAGCCACTTTGTCGGAGCGTGAAGCACGCTTGAATGCTGTCGTATCTCTACGCACTCTATCGGATCATCTGCGCTTTCGAGCTTCTGCACTGTAGAGAGTGCATTCCAACGGTCGAAGCCGAGCTGGGCTATTATAACGCCGTACTTTTCTTTCAGCGTCAGTATGTAATTCTCGACAAAGCCGTAGTCTATGATGTAATCGCCGCACGCAAAGCAATCACCGTTTGCGATATGCGTCTTGTAATTAACGTGTTCCTTTACCGATTTTTCTTCAACCTTTTCGGCAGGAACAAACGCTACCACTTTAACATATATCTTGCCCTCGTGATAGCATATCATAGCAAGCGCTGTGTTATCCTCTGTCTGTGAGAGGTCAAGTCCGAGATAGACTATCTTACCCTGCCAGAACTCGTCAGGCACTTCTTCAGAGCAGTTCTGTACGGATATAAGGTCAACATAGCCTTCACTGCCTACGCCCTTGTACTGAATGTTACAGTGCTTGCAGAGGAAGTTCTCACGCTTGTTTTCATACAGCACGGCAAGCTGGCGGTTGTCTTTCAATTCCGAGAACAGATCCGCATTATCGACCGCTACGGGATTCGATTGATACAACACGCTGTCGTTTGTTTTCCATTCGGGTACAAGCTCAATATCAGGCTCGTAAAGCAGTGCAAAATATTTCTTGCCGGAGCTGTACACCCCGTCAAGCTGTTTCTTGGCTATGTCGATTTCGTCTTTCAAGCCGTTATCATCATTCGGGTACTGTGTGGAAATAAGTATTCCGAGCTTGCTCTTAAGCGTAATCTGCGAGGAACGCATTGCTTCTACCGGATAGCCGTCCATAGCACCGACTTCATCCGCAAGGAACAGATGTGCCAGCTTACCGTCAAGCTTATCCTTACTGTATGCAAGCGGCGTGTACTCCGTATCACACATCAAGCATCTGATCTCGGACCGCATAACCTTGAAATGCTTTTCCAGCAGCGGCGAAGATTTTATGATTTTCTTGATAGCTACTTTCAGCTCGCTCGACAGCTTTAAGTCGGGAGCTACAGAGAACAGACGGGAAAAGCGTGGTAGCGTCAGCATACCGATGATGAATATTACCGCCGCTGTGAACGTCTTGTAGTTCTTTCGGGCGATTTCAAGCAGTCCCGTGCTGTAATACAGCTTTCCGTCTGTTTTCGTGCAAAGCACCGCATAGATAAAAAGCAGGCTGTAATCTTCAAGCGATGAGTACATATCACGGCCTAAGTCCGGGTGCTGTATGGCTTTGAGCAGTGCGGTTATCTTGTTCCATTCCTGAGCGTCTACATAACCGTCATCGACAGCTTTAAGCCATTCGGCGCACTGTTTTCTGACGTATCTTCCGACCTTACCGGTATCGTCCGTTGACGCCCACACGGCGTATTTGTACGCACGGCTGTCTTTAATCGTCATACTGTACAAACCTCTCTGTCGGGGCTTTGTACCCCATAAACGTTGCGTAGTCGTTCCATCTGTCCGTTATTTCGTACAGCGTGGAATATGTGAATTCTTCCTCAGTCCGTCCCATAATATCTATAAACAGACTGCGGAGCTTCTTGAAGTCGGGCTTTTCTTCTGTCGGCTTGCTTCCCACTATTGGCGCAGGAAGTGCGGCGGTCGTTGCGGCAAGCACCCTGTCCTGCAAGTATTCCTGCGACAATTCCTTTATCATATATGCCACTATCTCGGAACGCTTTACAGGGTCGGCTCCCAGTTCATCAAAGCAACACCGTAGCCCCGCTCTGATGTAGTCAAGCGGTAGAGGGAAGGTAAGCTCAAACGGGCTGATGCCCTTTTCTTCCGCTTCTATAAACGCTTTTATGTCATATCGCAGATATAAAGTATCTGTGATGTAAATTTTCTTGTTTAAAAGTTCTGCGAACATTGCATTTTCTCCTATAATCTTATAAATGACTATTGACATTTTTGCTGTATTGAGATATAATATTGATAGTAGATGTAATGTCTATGAAGGAGAGATGAACCTCTGCTATTTTGGCGGGGGGGCATCTCTTTTTTTTATATCTGCTTATACCTGATTACTCTTATATCGCTCTCAGATTTTACAATCATTATATCTACCTCTATATCTCTGTGCCATTTCATTCGCTTTTCAATAACGTTGAGCAACGTTTTTTCTCCAACGTTAAACTTTCTGCAGTCAAGCATTACTCCTCCGGGATTTCCCGATATTTGATTTATGCCTTTTCGCAAAGCGCTGTTAGCGGCTTTTTCGGACGAAATAGTTTTCAAATCCCAAAGTTTAGAATTCCATATATAATCGGGTGTTTTCACATGGTTTTGATTTTGCTCGTTCAACAAATGTATATCTCCGCCCATTTTATTATGTAACCACTGTGCAAAAGCGATTTCTTCCTTATGTGCCTTAGAATTGTAACTATCATCATACGTTAATGAGCCCTCTTCCGGAGTGGCTCTGTTTTTATATTCCTCTGTAACATCAATATACTGCTTTCCAAATGTAAAACGACCTGTTACAGGGTCGTGGTTTTCATTATGTCTTAGCAGTATTCCTATCTCTTCAAGGCATCTTTCCTCTATATCCGCAAGGAACGGATCGTAAAGTTCACTGCGACACAATTCAAGCAGTTCTATGTATCTTAATATCAGCTCCATTTTTCACCTGTAGATAATTTTCGGGGCAGTTTCCCGCCCCGTCATATCTGTACTTTTTTACGCTTCAGCTACAATAACGCCTGAAGCGGTCGCAAACCATGCGTCAATGCTTGTCTTATCCGCTACAGGATCAAGACCCTTTACGCAGTACATATCAACACCCGTGTTGATAAGCGCCTTGTAATTTGCCTGCAGTGCAAGGCTATTGAATGTTACGCCGTTCTCATCGGTCGTCTGTACGTTCTCGCCCTGTGAAGTGAACTTGCACTTGGGGAACTTGTACAGGTTTATCTTGCCGTCTGATGTCATAGTGCTGTAGATGCACATTACATCGGGTACAACATCGTCCTTGCCGCTTTCAAGTACGCCTGTTGACGTATTTACCTTTGCACCGAAAAGCGCCACCTCGTCGGCGGAGTTTGTGTTCACAATTGTTACGTCAAGCGTACCGCCTGCCTTAGCTACATAGCTGTCAACCTCAACGCCGCTTGCATACTGCGATGCGCTGTTCATCTTAGGCGTGTACTTCGTCGTGATAAGTATATCCTTGATCTCGGTCACGTCACCGTATACCAGTGTATCGGCGTTATCCGTTGTCAGCGGCGCATACGCAAAACGCTTAGTGCACACAGCCGACTTACGATCTGTACCCTGTGTTACTTTTGCCATAATCTTTATGTCCTTTCTTCGTAGAGTGTAAACTCCATGACTAAAATTTTTCTGTTGGGATAAACATCAAACTGCGACAGATCGGTAGTGCCGGTAAATATACCGCCTACATTCTCTATCGCCGTCTGCGTTTTGTCATACAGCTCAATGTCTGCCTGCGGCGAAAATACGCTCACAGACAAAGAATACTGCCGTATATTTGCCCTGCCGGAACTGAAGAACGTATCCCTGTACGATAAATTGTACACCGCATACTTTTCCGGCTCTTCGCCGTCCTCAAATTCAGGCATATAGCTGTAAAAATGCTCAAATACCGCCGAGAGTGCCGAATCAATCTTTTCTGTTATCATTGTCAGCCTCCTCTCGCCAGTATCAGCTTTATATGCAGGTCGCTGTCGGCCGCTCCGGTGTTTTCAACGTGATACCGCTTGCCATCAATCTGTACGACCGACTGACCGCTGTATTCACGTCTCCACATATACACCGTAAGCTCCGACTTGTATCCTGCCGTTTCGGCGGCATATTTTGCCGTTACGCCAGGCTCGGAAACCTTTGCGTATACGGTCTTTACCGCCCTGTCCGCTTTGCCCTGCGAGCCGTTTTTCTGCTCGGAGGATATGAGCGTGATTTTTCTGTCAAAGGTCATTCTCATTCACTCCGTTCAGCAGATTTACGCTGTGCAGGGCGAGTATCTGAGCGGTCACAGGGTTCTGTGACGCTTTGTCTGACGAAAAGTCACGGGAGGAATACATATCGTTTATAAGCACTAAGTAAGCCACCGTGATGTCCTCGTATTCGTCTATCTGAGTATCATCAAGCCCCGTATAGCCCTTGATATAGGACTTTGCCGCTCCGGCACAGATTTCAAGCATTCCGTCCTCGTCATCGCTGACACCGCAGAATGCCTTAATCTTTGCGCTTGTTACCTCGCTTAGTTTCACTTTTCTCCTCCTTGTCCACAGGCACTATGTACCCGCAGGAGAGCAGGTCGTTCAGCACAGGACCGGCAGGGAGCTCACGCTCCTCGCCCTTTGCCATACTGACGGTGCCTGAAAAGTTGGTTGTTGCCTTTACTGTCATAGGTTATTAGCCTCCTGCCTTCTTCATCTTAAGAGCGGCTATCTTCTGTGCATTCTCGACCTTTGCGTCAATCTCCACCCAGGCAATAACGCCGACAGCGTGCTGTGTTGCGTACTTTTCGTTGAGTATCTGGATAGACACGTCTTCGGAAGTCTTAACGGCAAGGCCGCTCATATCGCCGTAGTAGATAGCTGTCTTTTCAGAAGCAATAGTCGATACGCTGTCAGTTGTGTATACAGGCTTGCCGAACAGCGTATAGCCCCACTTTGCCGTTGCATCGGGATTGAGGATATATCTGCCCTCGTTGTCCTTGAGCTTTCTTATAGCGGTTCTTGTAACCTTATTCATGATCCAGCAGGCGTTATCCTGATATACGTCAGGGATTGTTTCCTGCAGGTCGATAAGCTCGTCTGCCGTGATAGCTGTCGCCGATGCGGTCGTTACCACCTGTGTAACACCTGCGGCAAGACCGTCTATCTTGCTTGCTGTGCCGTTGATAAGCTGGTTTTCAATCCACTTTGCCGCCGCAATCGAAACCTCGTTTATAACGTAAGAAACGATGTCAAACTGCGAGTTGTTGATGAGGCTTCTTGAAACCTTTGAGAGTGCGCCTGCAAGATAGCCCTTAAGCTCGATGCTGAGGAACTTACCCGATGTGCTTGCAAGGTCCGTAAACTCTGTGGCATACGCCATTGAGATAGCCTGCGTTTCTTCGTCATAATAGGGAATCGAGAGAGTACCTGCAAGCGTGTATCTCGTTGCCATCTGATAGATAGGGCAGATGTCGATAACCTTACGGATTATCTTGTTTGCGATAGTTGCAGGGATGACTGCGCCGTTATCGCCCTTTGTCAGATTGACATCTTCTCTTGTTTCGACTATCTGGCCTGTTCTCAGATAGTTTTCGAAGGCTCTTGTTTCCGCCTGCTCCTTGTCGGTTGCTGTGCCGTCTGACTTTGCAGAGTTCAGATTAAGAGCGTTCTGCTCCTCGATTGAGCGGATTGTCTTGTTCAGTGCCTCGACTTCCGCCTTCTTAGCGTCATAGTCTGTCTGCTCCTCTGTTGTCATCGCTCTTGTTTCTGCTGTAGCCTTATCGCAGAGTGACTTCATATCGGCGATAAGAGCATTTCTCTTTTCGATGAGTGCTTTTAAATTCATACTGTTTCCTTTCCGTCGGAGTAATCCGACATAAGCTGTAAGATTTCTATTTCCTTGTTGTAATCGGGGATAAACTCCCGGATTTCACCTGTTACCTCGACCGTATCGTTTTCGGCACTGCGCTGTTCCGTCACGGTCGTTTCTTCGCCCCTCGTTTCTATTGATGTGGCAATATATGCGGGATTGCGGTTGAGGATTGACACCTCGTGCAGTGTCAATCCCGTAATCATTCTGCGCTGTACTCCCTCGTCACACGGCTCAACGTGCGCCTGCGCCCCCGAAAAACCGAAGCTCCAGCCTGTCAGACGTCCTGCTCTTGCCTCTGCGATTACCTCTCTGTCGGTGATGTCGGCTTCTGCATGAAGTCCTATGCTGTCCTCATGCAGTTCCAGTGTGCCGTCTGTGGTGTCAAGCACCTTGCTGTGATTGAACCTCAGCTCGACCTTCGGGTGTTCCTTAAGGCTTTTTGCAAACGTACCGCTTACGATACGCTCGACAAACGGCGTTGTCATACCGGGTGCCATTGACGCAGGCAGACGCTTGCTGTCACGCTCTACAGCGTTTACATATCCGCTGATGTGCATAAGATCAGCGGAACGGATTTCGATTTTCATTTTTATCACTCCTTTCTGTGTTGTGGGTATAAAAATACCGCCCTCGTGGAGCGGTAAAATTATTAAGTTTTGTGCAATCAATTGCACACGGGTATAAGAAAACCGCCCTTAAAGAGCGGTCGTCATATTCAGTTTACAGTCAGCTGACTGCCGATAAGCATTTGCGCCGCCTGTGAAATAAGCGGAAGTGTGGTTGCACCTGCTTTAGCAAGCACGCTTTTTACTTTTCTCCACACTTTAGGGTCACGGATATTGTCTAAGTATTCGTGACCGCTGTATGTGATACTGCTGATATAGCCGTCTATATAGTGCCCTGTCGCAAATTGAACAGCGGCATTTATATAGCCTGCTTCTTTCAGTTTCTCAACGGTGTAAAGTATCTCGTTGTCTTTGTATTCCGGCAACCCGTCAAATAGCTCAAAGACTTTAAGCGGTGTCAAGGATAAATTTTCGTCTATCATTTCAGCCTTTTCAACGGCAAGCAGTACACTGCGGACGCAATCATAATTCAGCTTCATTCTTCGTCCTCGTCATCTTCCCACTCAGAAGCGCAGGGTGGCAAGCCCGGAGGAGCGATACTGTCAAAGTAAGACAGCAATTCTTCCACAGTTGCGTCTTCGTGATTCTTCACATATTCCAGCATTAAAGGCTCTACTTCATATTGTTCGGGAGCAACTAAGACAAACAGAAATTTACTAAACAGATCATAGTTGTCATCGGTGTCATTGTTTTCAGGTATTTTTTCTATATACCGCTGTTTTAAAAGACTTTGATATGCCGTATTATACTTTTCAAATTGTCGTTTTGTCATACTCAAATTCTCCTATCACAATTTAATTTTACGGTTTATAATCACTCCGCCTTCTCCGTCTGAAGTTGCCAAGTACTGATATTTTCCTTTGAAAACCGTACCTTGAAATCCTTTTCTACTTCCCGGATACTTCGTATTAAACTCTCCGCACAGCTTTGCATAAGTCTTTGGCTTTACCTGTATACCGCTGTGATTTCTCTGCGGTGACGGTGCATATTTTGTTTTAGCCTGCGGCATGTAAACCGTTGTTACCGTGCCGTCCTCGCTTACCGTAACGGATTTGATTGCACCGTCGTCCTTCCTTGCAAACAGTCCTTTTTCATCGTGCTTATCGTTGTATCTCTTTTCTGCTATTATATCACCCTCATCGCCGCTTTGCAAGCCTGCATCATCAATTTTAGCGTGACTGTCGGTATTCGGCGTGTATATCTGCTTTGTCTTAGGGTCGTAAAGCACATCGTTAAGTCCGAGCTTGATAAAGTCAAGTCCGAGCGGCGCAAGGTTTTCCTTGAAACGTATTTCATCCGGCTGTAAGAAGTTTGCCGCAAGACCTATCTGATACGCCTGATAGCGTGTCAGAATATCCGCTTTCAGAAGCTCGGAAGTATCTATGATAAAATACTTGTTATGCTTCTCTTTTTCAAGCAATAGTGCCCTGTTAAGCGCCATTTCAAACGCAGATACAACAGGCAGTACGGCTGTCCTTATGCTATTGATATACGTTCTGTCATCGGCTCTGCCCGACAGCACATCGGGAGATAAACCGAACAGCATTGCTATCTGCTCGGCATTAGTCACCTTGTTCTGATTTAACTGCATCTCAACGGCGGTGGAGCTGCTTTCCTTGAAGTCGAGCCCGTTCTGCAGTATCATCATACCGTCACCGTTGTTGCTGTACAACTTTCGCCATGCTTCACGGATAGCTTGCATCGAAGGCTCGTCTACTCTGTGTTCTGTGCGCAGAAAGCCCTTCTTGTTGCCGCCTCTGCGGCTCATCGCCTTTTCAAGCTGTAACAGCATATAGCTTGATGTCAAGAGTGTGGGATTTTCGGCAAGTATGCTTACTCCCTTTCCTCCGTCAACGCTGTTACGGCTGAGAATGACAAAATCCCAGGGGTTGTACACTCTGCCGTCAACGAGCATACGGAGCGTCTTATAAATAGCGTCGGAGTTCTTTTCCACACTTACAGCACTGTCACGGACATATCTGAGAGCCGATACCTCGTTTCCGCTCCGCTCTATGTGCATATATCCCGTTCCGTCAAGGAGCATATCACGGATAACCGCACGCTTGATTTCTGTCGGGTTCAGAGTATCGCCGGATTCTTCGTTCAGCAGATACAGGCGGTTATCCTCAGTGATTTCCGCCGCTGTCTGAACTTCATCGTTGCTGTTGTACAGCCTTATCGGCAGGCTTGCTATTGTGCCGGCTATAAAATTAACAGCCGCTGAAACCGCAGGGATCTCAAGTGCCTGTTCTCTCGTTATATTGCTTATCTGCTTTAGCCCGAAAGCCACTTCAATATCCGTGCCTTCAGTGTCACGTCTGAATATCTTATCAAACAGTTTCACTGCTCTCACCTCCCTGTAATATCTTCATCAAAGCGTCATCTTCGGAATTTTCCGCCTGCTTCGGTATTGCTCTGATAGCGGAAAGTACCGTCCAGCCGTTTTCCTTTTCAATGTCGCTCATCATTTTTCGCTTCTGCATTATAATCTTGTCAAGGTCGGCTATCTTTGCAAGAGCTCCGGACATCAGCTTTGTAAACTTCATCAGTTCATCGCCTGTTATTTCCTCATCCGATAAATTATTAAAGGCTATCTCAATCTTCGACAGCACCGCTCTCTGTGTTACTGCGTCTGCTTTGACAGTGTTTACTTCGCTGTATAACTCGCAATATCGGTTGATACTTGCTCCGTACAGTGCATCGTTCTTCTGTATCTTGCTGAGCAGTTTTGTCAGCCGCAGGTACTCCTTGTGCGCTACCGGATCAGCCTTTACACAGTCACGCTCAAAACACTTCTGCCCTGTGAGCATAGCCGCTTCGGCTTTATCACGGACTTCTTTTTCTTTCTTTGTCCTGTGTCCCGCACAGTTTTCTATTGTTTTTGCTCCTCTGGGCATATACTCACTCCTCTCAAAGTCATATCGGGAATATATCGTGTAAAGAGGTGGCGGTCAGATGTCAGACCGTGACCCCTCAAAAATCGTAAGGGTAGGGGGGTACACTATATATTGTGGCGTATAGTATTGTACCACTATATGTTGTGGTGCGAAAAATCGACGGTACAAGTCATAGTTGCCAATTCCTGCCTGCTGATATGTCCACGCTCCGCCGCCTCGTGATGATAACGGCACAGTGTTATAAGGTTGTCGTTATCAAGCCTGCGGTCATAATCGACCTTCAGCGGTACAATATGATGCACAGACAGGTCCGTGCTGTTGATAACGCCTGCCGACAGGCACACCCTGCAGCAATGACCGTCACGCTCAAGTATTTCATCGGCTTTTCTGCGCCATATCTTGCGGTTACGAAACCTGTCGGCTTCGCTGTCACGTATCTTCTGTGTGTATTTTATCCCGGCTGTGCATTCTCCGGGCTTGTGAATCTTGCCACATCTTGAACATGCTTTTAACATAATTTATGATATAAGAAAAGCACCCTTTGCAGAGTGCTTGAAATATTCTCACCGCCCGCACGAAAGAATCAGAAGAGCGGACGGCTTGACTAAGAAAAAAGGAGGTCCAATGGATACTCTTGTACGCATAATTGATAGAAAAGGCGACCCGGCGGCTGCGTGAGCCGCTCACAGGTCACTGTGCTTTCGCTTCTTTTCTATCATAATCATATCACAGTTTTTAGGTGTATTTCAATGGTCAATTATTTTACTTACTTCCGAGAGTGCCCGCCCGTGTAATCTATACAGCCATCTAAGCTCTATGTTCTGCATAACAGCTATCTGTTCCCACCGGTTACAGTTTATGTACCGTGCTATCAATATCAATCTTAACCGTTCATCAGCCACTGCCGATATAGTATGCTCTATCTCAGCTTTAACACGGATAAGCTCGTCTATCTCTGCATTTATCTCCTGCTCCAGTGTTGCAATTTTTGCAACAGCCGTACCCACCTTGTCAGATACCCCGCTACTGTGTCCTCCGCCCGATGACGGCGATATGTTTGTTGCAAGCTCTCTGAGCTGTCGTTGCTGGTCTATCTTTTGATTTATGCGTATGTTGATAAGGTGATAGCGTGATAGATATTCTTTAGCGGTCATTATGTATCACCACCAATTATTTCTTCCTTGATCATAGCAAGATATGTATCGACAATTCCTTCCCATTCCGCAGACGTTTTGTCGATTTCTGCTTCTTTTGCAAACTCTTCAACTATCGGCTTTATGCAGTTCAGAAAAATATAAAACCGTACTACGCTTCCGAGTTTTATATTTTCTTGTATCTGCGCATCTAAAGATCCTTTCGGAAGCGTTATCAGCATATTTACTTCGTTTTCGGTCAAAAACTGATCAATAATTTTACCAAGCGCTTCAATGTTCAACTTATCAAACTTTTCCATTTTCTATACCTCCATAATCCGTATACCTGCGATATAAGCAAGGTCTATATTTCTGCTCTTTGCTATCTGTAACAGCTTTGTAATGCCTGTATCCATATCAAGATACCCTCTTGCTTTGCTTACGCCTATACAGCCTGCATAATCATCAAATACCTGCATAGCCTCATCTGTTGCGTCAAACAGTTTCTTTAGACGATCGTTGCCAAAGCCGAACGCTTCGTTAGCAGCAATGGCAATACAGATACGATACAATGCAAATAACTCCTGCATTTCACCGTGCTTTATTGCGTCTTCGATACTTGTCTTGCTTGTCAGACTGCTTCCTGCGATATGTGATTTCATTTCCTTAGTACCCCCATTCCGCACGAATACTTATCATCCGTGACTTCTGCTTTTCGTATGCAATGCTGTGTTTTTGTGCTGTGATATTTGCAATATCCGCACTTTACCTCGTTGTCGAGGTCATATCCATCGCTAAACGTCTGCTTTTCTGCCGGGCTGTCAAGCTCGATAAGGAACATCAGATTACAAGCACAATGCCATAAATGCGGCATACCGCTTTCGGTATCGTTAATCTCTCCCTTACGATATGCTTCGAAGTGCCGCATAGCCGCCGCTATATAGCGCTGCTTCTCAACTTTCTTCCATGACTGCTCATCGGTATACTTCTTGACACCGTAAGTCCTTATCTTACCTATTGCTTCAATAAAGCTTGGTTCTACCAAGTCGAGCCTTACCTTTTCACCGTCAAACTTATTCTCGTCACCTATCATCCTTAAGTGCCTCTCTTCCGTCGTATATTTTAGCCATTCTCTTGCACAGCTCACAGCCGTGTTTGTTTACCTCGCATAACAACTCGCCTATTGCTTTACCACGCTTAGCGTTGTTTCTGTACGCTTTTTCGTACAGCTGGTACTTGTCAAACTGCTTTACTGCCTGCTTGCGCTCTTGTGCGCCCTGTTCCTTTGTTATCTCGCCCTCACGGAATGCCGCATACGTCAGGCGCATTGATTTATACAATAACCCCTCAGCAAGCGTTGCATCGTCCGGTAGCGGCGTGTTGTGCTTTGCAAGCTCGATTATCTCATCAGCCGTCATCAATCAGTTTAAGCGCCTCCTCCGCTGATCTGCATACCCCAGCGATAGCTCCATAGTTCTTCATAGCATTTAAAAACTGCTCCTGCTGAGGTCTTACCTTGCCTGTTGCCGTTTTTACTTCGATAAATACCGCCTTGCAATCAGACTTTCGATACCCGAATAGATCCGAAAAACCTTTCGGAAGTCCTGTTGATACCGTTCTTCCGTCCGCTGTGCTGAATACGCCGACATTTGCACGGAAGATAACGCACTTTCCGCTTAACGCAAGGCGTATACTGTTCTGTATATCAATTTCTTTTATCTGAACCAACCCCATTCTTTAGCTTTCACATACGCATATCCGGGCTTATAGCCTTTGAGTTTTGCGTATGCGTATAGTTCCTGTATACTTCTGCACTGAGTAACGTCTTGATACTCACTCGTAATCATAATCAGCTTTGCTTCCTGCTGTTCCTTGATTTCTCGCTGTGTCTTTTCATAGACGTGTCCGCAGTTCGGGCAGACATCGGCAGGCTCGTGAGTAAAATAGCACTCAGGACATTGCTTTATCTTGATCTTTGCTTGTGCTTGCTTCTTCGTCGGCGCTTTCGGTTCAAGCGTCCACTTGCGTTCTGCGTCCGGTAGCCCGTGCCTGTGTACGTTTCCGACATGGTCTATGATAATAGCTGTCTTACCAGGCTGGTATCGCATACAGCGCATAGACTGCTGTATGTACAGAGTTAACGACTTCGTAGGTCTGAGAAGTATAGACACCGAGCAATCCGGAACATCAAAGCCCTCAGATATAAGATCAACGTTACAGAGTATCTTGATCTTGCCTGTCCTGAAGTCTGATATCACTTGCGCACGCTCTGCTTTAGGCGTACTGCCGTCAATATGCCGTGCAGGTATACCGGCATCACAGAATTGCTGTGCCATTGCTGTGCTGTGCCTTATCGTTGCGCAGTAGCACACCGCTTTACCGCCGTCCGATAACTGCTTGTAAAACTTGATGACATCACCGTATATCTTAGGTTTGTCCATCAGTAATTCAACATCTTCCGCCGAGTAATCACCACACCGTGATGTCAATCGTGAGCAGTCCGCAAGAGCAGGAGCATAATACCGATATGGTGCAAGTCTATGATTTTCTATCAGCCACTTTGCTGTAGGACCTTCTATGAGCTTGTCGTTTATCTCTCCCAGCCCACCGCCGTTAAGTCGTACCGGTGTCGCCGTCAACCCCACGCAGTACGCTTTCGGAAACGCTTCGTACACCTTGCGATATGTACTTGCAACACAGTGATGATTCTCATCCGTTATTATCAGTGTAGGGCGCTTAGTATCCTGCAGGTGTCGTGATATAGTCTGCACCATATTGACAGAGCATAAATCCATATCAACACCGTATCCGTTAAACGTGCTGTATATCTGGTCGCACAATTCCTGTCTGTGTACTATAAACAGGACACGATTATGATTATCTGTTGTACGCTTTGCTATCTCTGACGCTATGACCGACTTACCGCCTCCGCACGGAAGGACGATACACGGTCGTTTATAACCCTCACGCCAAGAACGTGAGAGATTATCTATCAGAGTGTTTTGATAGTCATATAGTTGCATATATCTGCGTGTTGTCCTCCTTTCTCGGTTACACCTGTTACACAACAGTTACATCATAGGTGTAACACCGCGAAACCGCTCTATGACTGCAATTAAGACACCTTGTTACACCGTTACACCTAAAAACGCATTTTCCTATAGGAAAAATCTATATAAATACAACGTTAAAATTGTTTATACAGAATATAACGTTATACCCGAAAAAGGTGTAACATGTGTAACATTGCTCTCAAAACCGCTTGCAAAGCCAGTTTAGCTGTTACACATGATGTGTAACTTTGGTGTATCAGGTGTAACGCTTAAAAATCTATATCGTCATATTTTGCATCGTCTTCCGACGGTAATGTCAGATGCACGCATCGTGTACACAGGCCGTTAATCCGCCTGTTTACAGTGTTTTTGCCCGCTTTATCAAGCTCTATGAGGCGGTTGCCACGCAGGTAAGACAGTAATGCCTGTGAGTTGTACCCTTCTTCTTCACACACCTTGCGAAACACCGGCACCGCTATATACACCGATTGCTTGTCACCGGGAAGAACTCCCCACTGGTCGATAGGCTTGTCAGGATTATATACAAAGCGTGTCGAATTTAAAGCGACAAAACTGCATATATGCTCATACGCTCTCGGATTGACGCTTACGGAAGCCTTAGTCTTCAAAAATTCAGCTACTTCTTCCGTTTTCAGTGCCGTTTCTTCCACGCCAAGCATCTCGCACATCAGCGTGTCCGCTGTGAGTATCAGAGCGGCGCTCTGTGCCTGTTTCTGCATAATGTCGTAATCGGCTATCAGCTTCTTTTGATAACTGTCAAACAGCTCCTCAGCGTGCCCGAAGCCGTCTTTTATCAGCTTTTGCACAAACATTTTGCCAAACGCTCCGTAGTTTGCTTTTACCGTGTTTGCAACGTGTCTCGGATCATCAAAAAACTTTTCCTTACACTCAATCTCGATAACTCTATTTACAGAACCGCCACCGGAGCGTGCTGTTGTAATCGGGCGCTCGCCCGTTGTTATTACTGCGTTTTTCCATTTCGGGACTGCGTCAAGTCCGCCGAGTTTGTTGCCTCTGCTTCTACCTGAGCCTTCGGTCAGCATATATATCAGATTGTCCAGATCTCGCTTGTCGTTGATAATCTGCAGCTCGTCCAGTATGTAAGGCAGGTTGTTGTAAAATGCCGCTGTCTTTTCCATTCCGACGGTTGTAGCGTTAAAAGTCATGATGTAATCGCCTATTTCGGGATTGCCCCATATACTTGCCGCTGTCATCGCAAGAACCGTCTTTGCGCTTTCCGTTTCGCCCCATAAGTGTACCCAGAAGCAGTTACAGCCAAGCGGCTTTACAAGTACAGATGCAAGCGAGGAAGCAAAGACCATTCTGGCCGCTACCGACTTCAGGCGTATATTATGATATATCACCTCATACCATTTGCGAACATCTCCTACCGCCTTCACGCTGTCATAATGCTTCTTATACTCTGCTTCGCCGTCAAACGCTATACTGTCGATATATGGTGCAAAATCAAGCTGTTCATCTGCCTGCGTAATCCAGCCCATGCGAGTAACGCATTCGGTTTCTGGGAGCAGTTCAGGGTTAAGCTGTTCGATTTTTGCAAAGTATTTTACAAGTGCTTTTGCGCTTTCGCTTGTCACAGCTATACCGCTGTCTGACAAGTCAACGATCTTGTTTGCTGATGATATTGTCTTTCGGTCAACGATGAGATAACGGAACGCTCTTCCGCCTCTCGAATAAGCAATTTTTATCTTCTCAACACCCGTGTCGATATTGCAAAGACGCATTATCGGCATAATCGGATGTGGGCAGACAGTTTCGCCGTCAAGTGATACTCCGGTATAATCGCATATATAGTTACCACAGATAAGCTGCACCGGCTGCATCGGAAAATTTGTAGCCGTAAACGTTTCTGAAAGGTTCTTTGCGTATTTTCGGCAATAGTTGCCGAGCAAAGTCATAAAGCTACGTATTTTCAGCTTCGCCGCCTGCTCGGTCACTCTCGCCTTTGCTCGTTCAAACTCAAACGGATCGTCGATAAAAGCACAGCAGTATTCATATGGCTCTGTGCCCGTTAAGAAATCTTCCTTAGTGTAATCGCTGACAGGCTTGTAATTTTTAAACTCTTCTGTCATACGCACCCCTGTCAGAACGGATAGTCGTTGTCATCGGGTAACGGAATATCGTTTGTCGGCGGAGCGGCAACAACACTGTTTGTAACGGGATAGCCGGGTGCAACCGCATTGTCAAGGTGCTTGTCTTCAGGCACTTCAAGCCCTTCAAGAACCGCTCCGACCGAATGAAAAGCCATGCACTTGACCGACCAGCCTGTTGTGCCGTCCTGTTTTTCATACTCCTCGTTACGAAAAAGTCCGCCTATCAGCTTGTTCTTGAAGTTTGCGGCGTACTTGTCGCCCCATATGAGCTTAAAACTACTGCTGTTTGATTTTTCTACGCAGGTGTGGAATGTTTTTAAACCTCTGCTTGCAAGCCCTGTCTTAGTGTCAATGACAAGCTGATTTACAATGCAGCCCCACTTCTTGTTTGCTCTTGTATCGCTGTCATAACGTTTTTTGAAGAAGCCAGGCTGCTTGTCGGTCTTGTCGGTGTCAAGATATATCTTTATCATATCATCGTCGTTTCTTGATGTCGTTTCCTCGACTTTAAGTATTCTGAGAACGTGTCCGCCCGGAGCGAGCTTCTCGTACTCACCGAACTCCTGTACTTCGTTATATCCTTTTGGTTCAAGCATTTTCTTTATCCTCCGTATTGATATTAAAATATTCTCTGATGGTGTTATCGACCATCTTAAGATCGTTGTCTATAGCGGTTTCGGGGAACATATCTATAGGCGTTTTTTCAAGTGCTGTATCGTCCTCCTTATTCGTAAGGAAAACGTATCTGCCGTTATCGTAAACGCTTCTGAGCACTACCGTACACATTCCCTCTATGCAAACCTTTTCGTCAAGCAGTTTGCCGATAGTCTTAGGCTTCATGTTGCCGTTATCATCAAAGTCGGTGTGCATCATAACGTAAACTATCTTGTCGGGCGGGAGCGCTTTTATATGCTCAAGTAGCCCCCAGAACTGATCTGCAACGCTATTGTAGAAGCTGTATATCTGGTTGCCTGCTCCCGTTGACGAATGTCCACGCATAAACTGATTAGTCATCAGATAACCTGCGTCGTCTATCGCTATTGATTTAGCTTTGCATTTATACAGCCCGTTGATTATTTTGCTGTAATCGTCGGTGTTTAACGTCTTAGGCGGATTCCTGAACGGTAACGGTTTGCCGATAACGTTAAACACGGCGAAGTCCTGGCAGTGCCTAAGCGATGTACTTTTGCCGCTACCGCTCCGCCCTACAATTAAAACCGGTATACCCATTACTTTATCTGCAGGCTGAGTGTATCCTCAAGATGTGCGCCTGCTACCTCCTTTCCGCTTTTTATTGCTTCTTTGATAGCCGTCTTATTCGGCTCAGGCTCTTTGTAGCGCAAATACTCATCGGGCAGCTCGTCTATATCGTCTATCTGCACTTCTGCACTTTTGCGAAAGGACAACTTGACACGAGGCGTTTCAAGCGGCTGACCGCCCAAAGCGTCAGAGATCAACTTGCGCAGAGAATCTATCTTCTTCTCCGCCGCCTTTTGTCTGTCGGCAAAAGCCTGTTTTTCGGCTTTTAGAGCCATTACATCCGCCTTGAGATTTTTCACCCATAAGGCGATGTTCTCAATTTTCTTCTCACGCTCAAGCTGTATCTGCTCAAACGCTTCAAGGTCTGTTATCTCACCTGTTTCTTCGTCTAAGAGCGAGTACAGACGAGTGTCGATGTCATAAAGTGATGGCATTATATCTCCTCCGTCATTTTCGTAAAAAACTGCTTTGCTTTTGTCACGAATAATTCGTGATTACTGTCTGTGGAATTATTGCCGATAAACTCACAGAGCCGCTTCGCCGCATCAATAGCTGTTGCAAGGTACGCTTTAAACGTTTCCTTGCTGTCGGGTACGCTCACCGTAAGTTCCGACTGCTCACGCTTAGCGGCTTCAAGCTGACTGCGGAGTTCTTCAAGTTTCTTTTCGCTTTCGGCTTTAAGACTGTTCATTTGCTCCGTATGCTCACGGTTTAAGCGGATAGTGTCCTGTAATGCGTCCTCCTGCACCTTGTCAAGCTGCTGTTCATAAGTCTTGCAGATATTATCAAACGCTGTCTTGTCCATAACGCCGTCCTTAGCCGGCTCGACCGCAACTTCAACAGGGCGGTTTTCAAGCTCCTTTATCTCGGCTTCGAGCGCCGCTATCTGCTGTGACAATGCGTTCTTGGCTTTTTCAAGTGATTTTGCCTGCTGTGCGGCGGCGGATGCCTCGGCTTCTGCGGCCGACTTATCGGCTACCGCCTTATCCTTTTCCGCTCTGATCTGTCGTATCTGCTGTTCAAGCTCACGGACGGAGGTGTTTTCGAGGCCGTTCTTTTCGGTTATCTCCGTGCGTTCTTCTTCAGAAAGAGAAGATAAAAGATAGAGTTTTTGAACACCAATTTGTGCAGTCGACTGCACAAAATCAGAAGGTAATTTTTCGATTACGTTTATATATGAATAAACCTGTCTGCGTTTGATGCCTGTTTCCTGCTCACAGTAATCCTCAAACGTGCTATGCCCCAGTTCCTTATAGAGCTTGCTGTCCCTCATCTCTTTAAAGCCCTTGCACATCTCGTACAGACTCTGCTGTGCTACCTGTGCCGCCGCTTTGATGTGGTAGTTAAGGTTTACTGCCTTGACGTAATCGTCTGTGTCTGTAGGCAGTGTATGAACTTCTGAAATTGTCATGCTGTTTTCCTCCTTTTATCGCTGAAAATCTTTTCAAGATACGCCGCGTAATCTTTGATCAGATCTTCTACTTCCTTATTAGGTGCTATGTTTCGTTTTCCTCTGACCTGTACGATTTTTCCGTCCGACGAAACTTCCATTGTATAGTATGGTTTGTCCGGTGCTAACTTTAAACTTCATTTCTTCCCTCTCTCTTAATCCGTATCTACATCAATCCCGGTGATCTCTTTGAAAATAGCCTTGTCGAAATTCGGAATTGCTGTGATAATTGCCTTTTGACCGTCAGAAAGTCCACGCCACCAAATGACCGCACATTCGGAATTATCCAAGATTTTCAGATAGCCGCCTGTTGTTTCCGCTTCTGGGTGTGCCGCCTTTTCTTTATCCGTCATATCAGAAAGCCAAATGTATTCAAGCACATCCCCCGGAATCTGATTCAGCAAATAGCGGGCTTCACTATTCAGCCAATCACGGTAAGTCCATTCAGAAGGCTTATTGAACAGGTAAATTTTCGGTTCAAATGTATTAAAACAACCGTTGGAAAAGTTTGCTTTGTTCCAATCGCCGCTGTTCCAATTGCCGCTGTTCCAATCGCCGCTGTTCCAATTGCCGCTGTTGCGATTACCGCTGTTGCGATTACCGCTGTTGCAATTGCCGCTGTTCCAATCGCCGCTGTTCCAATCGCCGCTGTTCCAATTGCCGCTGTTCCAATCGCCGCTGTTCCAATTGCCGCTGTTGCGATTACCGCTGTT